GATCATGGAAACTGAATGGACGCTAGTGCAACCTTCAATGCCTGAAATGGAAATTGAGGAAGTTGTTGATCTTGAAAAGAGCCTACGCACACTTCTTGCCAACACAGTAACTATCTCATTACGCGCTCAGGGATACCATTGGAATGTTCGAGGAATTCACTTTGCGGCATACCATAAGTTATTTGGTGACATTTACGAAGACATCCATGAATCGATCGATCCAACTGCTGAATGGTTGCGCAAGTTAGAGTATGAAGCACCATACACACTTGGCGAATTTATGAATGATCGCGACATTGAAGAACCGATCAAGCAGATTAGTTTAGCAATGCAGATTCAAACATTATTGCAAGGCATCGAGCAATTAGCGGAATGCACAGAGCATTGTTTAGAGGTTGCGACACAAGAGGACGAACAAGGTCTGATCAATTTCTTAGGCGGTCGAATTGACATGCTTGAAAAGTGGGAGTGGCAATTAAACACATCAGTCAATGAAGGGTTTATGTAAATGACCATTGTGATCAATGATGGCAACACAGCCCCAGTAGCGGTTCATCGCGAGGCGGCAAAGGCGGCATGCCCTACTGCAACTAAAGACATTGCCGTTAACCTTGCTCATCGTCAAAAAGCGATCAAGACAGCCGCATATGGTCCTTTAAATCCAGCAGAACCCAATGGTGACTTTTGGCAAGCAAAGGCTGACAACTGGGAGATTTCTATTGCCGAGGCAAAGACATCTCGTTGCGGGAATTGCGCGGCGTTTATTCAAACAAAGGAAATGCTTGACTGCATCGACGCGGGACTATCTGCTGGCGATTCCAACGCTCAAAACGCTTGGGATACGATCAATGCTGGTAATCTTGGTTACTGCGAAGCATTTGACTTCAAGTGCGCAAGTAAAAGAACTTGCGACGCATGGATAGCGGGGGGTCCTGTTAAATGAGTATTAAAAGCACTAAGTTGCGTAAGTATCTAACTGTTCCTGTTCTACTTTCATCAGGCAAGTTAAAGTATCTATTGGTCAAGACGATCACAGATCAGAACACATTTACTGTTGGCACATACAAAGGCACAACAGCAACAGTTACTCGTCAAACACCTTCAACAAAGAACGGCACAGTCTTCATCGACTAATCATGGCTAAGACCATTCAGGTTGGAACTGCCCTTCATGTCAAGACAACTGCTGGCAGAATTCGCCATGCAATTGTTAAGACAGTTACCGATCAAAATACTCTTAGTGTGTCCGTAGGTAAAGGAACAGCGTTTACTGTTACTAGAGCATCATCAACAGTTACTCGCGGAACTCAATTTAATCAGTAGCCATGACAAACCCTAACCGCATTTCAAACGGCGAGGTCATTGCTAGAAAATACATAACCCGCACCTCATATAAGTTTCCTGACGATACGGAATACACAACCGCTCTTGTGCATTACCTTTCATGCTATGACACCACAACTCAAATAGGTAGCACAACAACCCCAACGCCCTATATCTTTGGAACGACCGATGTTGCTAAAGGTTTCTCGGTTGTAAGCGACGGAACTAATCTGACTAAGATAAAAGCCGATCACGCTGGTGTCTACAACTTTATTTGGTCGGGGCAGTTTGAAAATACAAACATTCAGACAAAAGACATTTATGTGTGGTTTCGTATCAATGGTCAAGATGTTGCAGGTTCGACGGGCTTGGCTGGCGTTCCTTTAGCCCACGCTGGTGGAATTGGTCACGGACTTATCGGTTGGAATTTCTTTCTGACCTTAGCCGCTGGCGATGAAGTGCAACTAATGTGGATGAAAGAAAGTGCTAATGTAACCCTTGCCTACTATGCTGGCACCGTCAACTATCCTTCAACCGCAAGTGTTGTTTTAACAGTTAATCAGATCGCTTAATATGGGACACGCGTTTCAACCACAATTTCCTCAACCATATGTTAGCCTTTTACTACCGAAATTTGGGCTGACCTCTATGGTTGAGGTAGGCAAATACCAAATAGGGGTAAGGAGAAATTATGGCGAAAGCACCAAAGATGGTTCGCCTCGCAATCGATGAAACTAGCGGTGTTGATCACCCTGCTCATTTAACCGAAGGTTGGATGATCATGAAATCAGCAAGCGTTGATGAAATTGATGCAGTAATCGATTCTTTAACCGAAACAACTCAATCAGCAAAGGAGGACTCAGTGTCCAATGAGAACGAAGTTGTAACTGAGGACGCAGTTGTAGCAGAGGCAACAACAGAAGCACCAGCAGATGTTGTAGCAGAAGCACCAGCAACTGAGTCACCAGCAGACGACAAAGATGCTCGTATCGCTGAACTCGAAGCAGAAGTTGCAAAGATGAAGGACGCAACAACTGTTGATGAAACAGCAGATATCGACACACTAAAGAAATCCGCACCTGCCCCAATTGTGAAAGCAATGGAATCGCTTGAAAAGGCGGCGGCAGATGCAATTGCAACACTTCAGAAGGAACGCGATGAGCGCGCCGATGCAGAAGCAATTGCAAAAGCAAAGAATTGGAACAACCTTCCGCTTGACGCAGAAAAAGTTGGTCCAGCACTTCGTCAATTGTCAATGATTAACGAAGACCTAGCGAAGAGCATCGAAGGCATTCTTGAAGCCGTAAATGCACAAGCACAAACATCAAATCTATTTGCAGAAATCGGCAAGTCAGTCGATGCAGGAACAGACGCTTACTCACGCATGACAGCGCTCGCGAAGGCGGCAGTTGAATCAGGTGTTGCGAAGTCAATGGAACAAGCAATGGCAGATGTAGCGATCGCAAATGCAGATCTCTATTCACAGTATCTCTCCGAGAAGGGTGCTAAATAAAAATGGCATACGAATTTAGTAATTACAGCGTAAAGGTAACCCTCGTTGCAGGTGCTGACCTTTCTGCTTTGCAGTACTACTTCGTCAAGTTGAACTCATCAGGACAGGCAATCGCATGCGCGGCGGCTACTGATGTTCCAGTTGGCGTATTACAGAACGCACCAACATCAGGACAGGAAGCAGAAGTCCTAGTAGTTGGTGGAACAAAGATTGTTGCAGGAGCGGCTATTACTCTCCCATCAGCAATCGGAACAGGTGCAACAGGCAAGGCTGTTGCTCTCGCAACAACAGACACAACCAAGTATGTAGTTGGATCATTGATCACAGCATCAGCCGCAGATGGAAACATCGTGACTGCCGTGGTTAACTGCGCTAACGCAACTCGAGCAAACTAAGGGGAGCGACTTAAATGCCACAACCAAATGTAAATAGCACACATATTGATGCTATTCTCACCAACATTTCTGTTGCTTATCTACAAAAGCAGGACAACTTTATCGCTGATAAGGTTTTCCCAGTTATCCCAGTAGATAAGAAATCAAACAAGTATTTCGTTTATACCAAGAACGACTGGTTCCGCGATGAGGCACAACGCCGCGCCGACGCAACTGAGTCTGCTGGTAGCGGATACTCACTCACAACAGCAACTTACAACACAGATGTGTTTGCATTCCACAAGGATGTAGGCGATCAGACAGTTGCTAACTCAGACGCACCATTGAACCCACTTCGCGAAGCGGCAGAATTCGTTACACAGCGCCTTCTTCTTCGTCGTGAATTGCAGTTCGTATCTGACTTCTTCACCACAGGTGTATGGGGAACAGATGTAACTGGTGTTTCAGGCTCACCTTCAACAGGTGAAACAAAGCAATGGTCAGATTACTCAGCATCAGACCCAATCAACGACATCGAAACAGCAAAGGCATCAATCCTTTCAACAACAGGTATCGAGGCAAACACACTCGTTCTTGGTTACGATGTATTCCGTCAGTTGAAGAATCACCCTGACCTAGTTGATCGCATCAAGTACACATCTTCACAGACAATCACAACCGACATGCTTGCCGCGATGTTTGACATCCCACGCGTTATGGTTGCAAAGGCTGTAAAGGCAACAAACAACGAAGGTGCAACAGGCGCATACTCATTTGCTTATGGCAAGGGCGCGCTTCTTTGCAATGTAGCGACAAACCCAGGAGTTCTAACTCCTTCTGCTGGATACCAGTTCTCATGGACAGGTGTTTCAGGCGGTCTTGGCGCAAACATTGGAACATCTTCATTCCGTATGGAGTCAATCAAGGCAACTCGTGTCGAGGCTGAAATGGCATTTGACAACAAGGTAGTTGCAAACGATCTTGGCTACTTCTGGTCATCAATCGTTGCTTAATTAACTTGATTAGAAGGGGAGAGCAGAAATGTTCTCCCCTTCTTTCATAGATAAGGAAAATAATGAAAGTCAAAATCCTCAAGGCATTT